GAAAACGTATCCGCGACTTGTACAATCGACAGGTCGTTTCGGGTGTGGTCTTTGACCCTGTTAATGGCCCTACCCCAGTTGCAAACCCAGAGCCAGAAGGTTTCTTCCAAACACAACTTAGAATGACCTTTGAAGCATACGAGGACTTATGACCGAAATTACAGATGAAATGCTTGACATTATCGAAAAGGTAAAAGGCAAGCGCAACCCAGCACTATGGGACCCCCGCTGTGAATCCTATCAACGATCACAGCAAAAAACCAAAACTACTACTGTTAACTCTGATTCAAAGAGTTAATATGTAGCTAACCAACCCCTTTCTAAATTATCATGGCTTTTTATCGTGGAGAGGAAGGATCAGTTAAGTTTAAAAATGGCTCAGGTACAACTGAAGCTATTGTTAGTACTAGAAACTGGTCACTTACCGTAAACAAAGAAATCTTAGAATGTACCGATCACGGCGACACTTCTAGGGCATATGTCGGTGGATTGATTTCCGCTACCGGGAGCGTTGAGCTTCTTTATACCGCTGCATCAGGCAACGAAACAGAAAATTTAATTGATGATGTTATTGTTACTGAAGATGCCGGGGACGCACAGTTTGAATTATTCCTCGATACATCAGGCACAAAAAAAGTCACTTTTTCTGGTATTGTTACCTCTGCTGATATGGGCGCTGCTGTTGGCGATTTAGAAGTTCTGACCGTGAACTTTACCGCTAACGGTGCTATTACTTTTGCTATTTAATTTATGTCTACAAATCCTCGCACCGTTGACCTTTTAACCACTGAGTTCAATATTCAAGAAAGACGAAAGTTTGAATTGAAAAATGACGCTGGTAAAAAAGTGATCGACTTATATTTCAGACCACTAACAAGGTCAGACAGAATCGCTGCAAACTCAGCGACAAATAGCACAGACGCGTTAGCGATCAGCACCCGGATACTTTGTATGTTAGCTGAATTGGAAGATGGCTCAAAGGCTTTTGCTTTAGCCGATGCACCAAAACTACAACGCGAGCTACCAGAAAAAGTATTGAACGAACTTGAATTATTCTTGTTCGGAATGGACCCCGCCCCAGTATTGGGCGAAGCAAAAAACGCCTAGAGCAAGATAGTTGGCTCAACTTTGAGTTTTTCTTATCTTGCGAGCTAGGAATGACCGTAGGAGAACTTCGGAACCGTTTAACAGACAAAGAATTTTTATTCTACGCTGCTTATTTTGAACTGAAGTCTGAAAAGGAAAAACGGCACATTGAGGAATCAAGGTCCCGCACTCGATAGGAAAATTTTGTGGCTATTTCAAATATTGACCTGAGAGTCAATTCACAACAGGCCGTTCGTGGATTACGTCAGGCTCAGGGAGCATCACAGCAATTAACAAAATCGGTTGGCGGTTTACGTCAGGCGTTTGGATTTTTGACCGGGGGGTTGTTAATAGCTGGTGGTGTCAGGAATTATTTTAAAGGGTTTAACGAAGCAGAACAGGCAAGAACAGCGGTAAGAACTTTAGGGGTTGATGTTGAAAATTTATCAAACAGACTTTTACTTTTAAGCACAAGTCTTGAGGGCGCATATTCACAGACAGAATTATTAGCCGCTAGTTATGACGTTGCCTCTGCTGGCTTCATTGACGCAGCGGAAGCATCACAAGTGCTTGAGGCTTCAGCCTTGGGTGCTGTTGGTGGTATGTCAGACTTGGGAACGGTATCTGACGCGGTAACGAGTGTTTTAAATGCCTATGGTTTGGAAGCTGATAAAGCAAACAAGATAGTAGATGGATTTATACAAACACAAAATGACGGTAAAATTATTGTTGACCAATATGCACGACAGATAGGTAGAATCGCACCTACCGCAAAATCTGCTGGTATAAGTATTGATGAATTAAACGCGGCAATATCAACTGTTACAGCGCAAGGTGTGCCAGTAGAACAAACATTTACAGGATTAAACCAAGCAATCGTATCTATATTAAAACCTACCGGGGAAGCAGAAAAAATAGCTAAAAAATTAGGCATAGAATTTAATGCAGCGGCGTTACAGGCAAAAGGTTTTGGGGGAATTTTAGAACAGATTGCAGCTAGTGGTGCAACGACAGACCAGTTGGCAAAACTGTTTGGAAGTGTCGAAGCTATGAAGGCTGTATTTCCTTTGATAAATGATGATCTTGTCAAATTTAATCAAAATTTAGAAAATCAGGCAAATTCATCTGGTACTGCACTAAAAGCAACAGAGGAGTTTCAAGGTACACTTTCATTCCAGTTCAGCCAAATAGTCAAAAATGTAGGTAATCTTGCAAGAGGTTTGGACGAAGTTTTAGGGCCAGCATTTAAAGGGATTCTAGGTACGGTTAATGATATTGTTTCTCGAATGAATGAAGCGGTGGCACTTATGCGAGTGTTTCCAGCATATCAAGAATTAGGAAAAGCAGGGGCAGACATAACTTTTGGTATGGAAAGCAAAGGCATGGAAAGACTTATTGCTGGCGTTGGCATGGCTGAAACTTCTTTGGCTGGTGCTACAAATTTAAAAGACCTAGAAGCTGTCTCAACCCTGATTAACAAAATTAGAAATCAAGCAACCCGAGTAAATTCAAAAAGACAGGAAGATAATTTGATAGAACTTTTAAACGCAATCGACACAATAAGAGAAAATATAAAACTAAGGGAGCTTGAAATTATAGAGGCACAAACAAAAGAGTCATCTAACAATGATGAAATTAATGACCAAATAAAAACTAAATCAAGTTTATTAGATGAAATTTTTGCTAAAAATTCTGTTCAATTCGATCAAGTAGCAGCACTAACCAAGTTATATACTGAAATGTCAATGACAATTCGTAATGGATTGGTTGATGCGATTGAAGGGGCGATCAATGGCACTAGAACGCTTGGAGAGGTCGCTTCAGCGGTCTTTAGCCAGATTCAGAGGTCTTTAATTACTTATGGTGTTAACGCGTTCCTCGGGAGCTTGGGAGGCGGTCTTGGTAGGTTCTTTGGTTTAAGTGGTGGCCGTTCTCTCGGTGGTGGTGTTATGAGAGGTTCTAGTTACATGGTAGGAGAAAGAGGGCCAGAGATATTTACACCGTCATCAAGTGGGCGTATTTCCACTGGTGGTGCTACAAATGTAGTAGTTAATGTTGATGCCTCGGGTTCAGCCGTTCAAGGCGATGAGGACAGGGGCAAACAATTAGGCCTTGTTTTAAGTGCTGCAATACAAGCAGAACTTGTTAACCAAAAACGCCCCGGAGGTTTACTTGCATAATGGCTACTTTCCCCTCGATCACACCACAATACGGAATCTCAAAACGAAGCGCCCCGGCAACACGTACAATACGTTTCGGCGATGGCTACGAACACAGGATATTATTTGGCCTAGCAAGTCATCAAAATCCAAAAATTTATTCATTAAGGTTTGAAGTTTCTGAAACAGATGCAGACGTAATCGAGGCATTTTTAGATAGTAGGGCAAATGATTCAGCTAGTTTTACATTCACTCCACCGGGGGAAGGTTTTACAAAAACAGGCACATACTCACAATCAGGTACAACTGTCACAATAACTATTAACAATCACGGTATTGCAATAGGAAAAGAGGTAACGATTGACTATACAAGTGGGTCGGCAACTGATGGAACATTTGTTGTTGCAACGGCTGTTAATGCAAATACCTTTACTGTTGTGGCTGCATCTAGCGCTACCAATAGTGGTAACGTATCGGTAACTGTTTCTGGTGCAGGTCAGTTTGTTTGTGAAAGCTGGACAAAAACAATACCATATTTGAACAGAGCCACAATCAACGCTACTTTTCGGGAGGTGTTTGAACCGTGAGTACAGCAGCCATCGTTAGCGATCTCCAAAATATTAACCCAAGTTCAATAATCGAACTTTTCACATTAACAACCACAACAGCGCTGCATGGTTCAGCGTCAACATATCGTTTCCACGCTGGTAGTAGTTTAAATTCAAACGGCGAAATAGTATGGGCCGGTAATACTTATCAAAGATTTCCTGTAGAGGCTAGTGGTTTCAAATATCAAAAAGGTCAACTACCCCGACCAACTTTAACTGTTAGCAATGCTCTTGGTACTATAACTTCTATTCTTCTAACCGTTAATGCAACTACAACTGGTAATGACTTAACCGGGGCAACTGTTACTAGAATCAGGACGCTTGCAAAATTTTTAGACGCTGTTAACTTTGCAGGGAATGTTAATCCATACGGTACACCTGATGCAACGGCAGAGTTTCCTCAAGAAATTTATTTGATAGATAGAAAATCTCAAGAAAATAGAGAAATTGTAACTTTTGAGTTGGCAACCCCCTCTGATATGGCGGGAGTACGCGCACCAAAAAGACAATGTACTAGAAAAGAGTTTCCTTCAATCGGATTAGTTACTGTATGACTTGGAAAGATCAGGCACTTGCTCATGCAAAAGAAGAAGACCCCAAGGAATCTGTAGGGCTTATATTAAATATCAAAGGCAAAGAGATATATTTTCCTTGTAGAAATCTTGCCTTAACTTCTCATCAATGTTTTATTTTAGACCCAGAGGATTATGTAAAGGCTGACGAGGCGGGACAAATAACTGGGATAGTTCATAGCCACCCGACTACACCCGCAGCAGCTTCAGAGGCAGATAAACTAAGTTGTGAGAACAGCGGTTTGCCTTGGTACATTGTTAACCCGAAAACAGAAACATGGGGTTTCTATAAACCCAGTGGATACAAAGCGCCAATTATTGGTAGACCTTGGGTTTGGGGCGTGACAGATTGCTGGTCACTTGTAAGAGATTGGTACAAAGAGGAAATGAATATTAATTTAAGAGATTGGGAAAGGCCTATTACCCCGGAGGAGTTTTTACAAAATCCTATGTTTGAAAGTTGCGCTTGGAGAACTGGTTTTCGCGAACTTAGGCAAGAAGAAAAATTAGAAAGAGGTGATCTTCTTTTTATGTCTATTGGTGCAAATGGTTTGAATCATGTAGCAATTTTTTTAGGAGATATGGTTTTACATCACTTAGCAGATAGACTATCTTGTAAAGAACCTTACAACCCTTGGTTGTTAAAATGTACTGGCAAGAGGTTACGCTATGCGAAAAGTTAAATTATACGGAGAGTTGGCAGAGTTTGTAGGACATAAAGAGTTTGATGTTGAAGTATCATCAACTGCACAGGCCGTATCATTTCTGGTTAATAATTTTCCGCAAGTTGAAGCGCACATGGCCAACAGATATTACAAAGTTTTGGTTGATAAACAAGAAGTTATAGCCGAAGAACTTCACTATCCAATAGGTCAATCTGATATTAAATTTGTACCAGTCGTAACTGGTGCTGGTGGTAATTTTGGAAAGATTTTATTAGGTGCAGCGCTGATAGGTTTTAGTTTGATGATGCCCGGCGGCGGTTTATTTGGAAATACAGCCTTTGGTATTTTTGGTGGCCCGATTGCTAACGCTGGTTTGTACGCTGGTATTGGTACTGCTGCAAGTGCTATTGGTGCTTCTTTGGTTCTAAGTGGTGTAAGTGGTATGTTATTTCCTGTTCCAAAAATGCCCGAGTTCAGTTCTGAGCAAGACCCGCGAATATCTTTCAGTTTTAGCGGGACGCAGCAAACTAGCAGGGCGGGTACTCCTGTCCCTATCGTATATGGGGAAATTTTTACCGGGTCTGTTGTAATTTCTGGTGGCGTTGATACGGAGCAAGTGCAAGTATGACCGATAAAAGAAAAATTATACGCGGTGCTGGTGGAGGAGGTTCCCCACCACCCCCAAGACAACCGACAAGAACACCTGATACTCTCCACAGTAAGCAGTTTGCAACTTTTTTAGACCTAGTTTCTGAAGGAGAAATTGAGGGATCCGCAAGTGCATCAAAAGAGGGTATTACAGACCGTACGTCTACGGCTTATACAAATGCCTATTTGAAAGATGTTTTTCTAAACGATACACCGATTTTAAAAGCAACAGCTAGTTCAAGTAGTCCAGCAACCACAGATTTTAATTATCAAGATGTGACTTTTACGCCGCGTTTTGGTACAGCAGATCAAACAAAGATTGATGGTATTGAAAGTTCTTCTTCTATAACCCCAGTTG